TGGGAATGGATACCTACTGGTGTGCATGGTAAGTATCAACCATGCTATATCACAAAGTATATCGAAGTGTATCCTGCTGCTGGGCAAGAATCATGGGAAGATTGTCCTAGGTTGCGAATCCACTTCAGATATGGTAAGATACAGGACTTCACAGATGTAACAGGACGCTGATGCCCCGAGCAAAGAAGACTGAAGAGACCAAACCAGTAGCAAAGAAACCTGCTGCTAAGAAGAAGACTACAACCAAACCTAAGGCACCAGCAAAGAAACCTGCCACTAAACCTAGGGCAAAGAAGGTTGTAGAACCTGCTGTGAATATTGTTGCAGCAGAGCATAGTGATACTAAGTTCCCCTATGAGACATTCCCCTATCGTCTTGAACATAAAGAGGGAACTGGTAAAAAGATCTGCTGGTTTCAGCATGAATCACATGCAACTAAATACATCGAGCGACACAAACTACAGAAGAAAGAATACACTCTAGAGTGTAGTTTTATTAATTGAATCAGGAGCAATCGTTAAGAAATGGTACTTTATCAGCATTTCAAGATAAAATAGTATGGTAATCGAAAGAACCAACATGACACAAGACGAATGGATCGAGCTGAAGGCACTGAAAGATGCCATTACTTACGACCCTGCTTCTGTTCATCCTGCAAAGATGGAACGATTTACTGAACTCATGGTTCAGAGTTTAGAAGGTAAAGGTAATTTTGTAACTCGTACAACTCCAACAAATTACTGATATGAAATTCACTGAACTTGCAATCAAAACTTTACATGAAAAACTTGTTGAATTAGAGGAACGAGTTAAGTATCTAGAGGATGAGAATGTTGGTTTGACGAATGAATTGTACGAATTGCAGAATCACGTTGATATACTAAAAGAACCCAAATGGAAACACTTATTTGATTTTAATTTAGGAGAATAATATGAGTGAAGAACTGCAAGAGTTTGAAAATGATACACTCAAAGTATCTGAAAATGCTGATGGCACTTTGAGTATTGAATGGGATCCAGAAGATCCTAACTATGCTTTTCTCAATGACTTGACAGAAGCACAAATCACTGCTATGCTTGAAAAACTACTGACGGAGTATTCTAATGACGAGTCCTTACTGGAAAGTGATGAATGATGTGAGTGAAACTATCACAAGTTTCCTCACTGTTCGTGATATTCTAAGGGATTATAGTGATAGTCCCAAGATGGTTGAAGCTGCATTGACTCTACTCGATCATTATATTGAAGTGCAGGATGAAGCATTCATTAAAGCATGGAACGAAGTGGTCAAAAAACCACAAACAAAATACACTGATGATGAACTTGATGCGATGTGTGATGCTGCAGAACTAGAGCAAACTAAAAAGAACTATCGTGCTGCTATTGATGAATACAATGGTTTGCATATGAAGCATGAAGATCTTGTGACTGAGTATGATCGACTGCTATTGGATTATGAACAACTGCAAGATCTATTCTATAAGGTAGATTCTGAGCATGATGAACTCAAAGTCAAATATGATCAGTGTCAAGATAATTATCATACTGTTGTGAAGTCTCTCACAAAAAGAGATACTTTTTGTAGTTTTTGATACAGCAGTCTTAACTTGAGATGCTATAATCTCTAAATAATAACTTAATTGGGAGTCGATCTATGAATAATAAACAATGCTCTGTTTGTGGAGCAAAGTGGATCGACGGGCAGCATTATTGGTCTGGTACAGGTAAAAAAGGGAATGAACTAGATCTTGCTGGTCTCGTCTGCAACAATTTACCTGATGATAAACGCCAGAACTGTGCAAATCCCTGTTTAGGTAGAGAAGGCGGTGCAACCTGGGCACAAAGATTATCACAAACAAACAACGCATTAGGAGAGTTTGAACTTTGATCAGCATCCATAAGCAACACTAATCCATGACCCCTTGACTTTGGTGGGGCCATGCCCTATTCTAAGCAAGAGGTCAGGAAAATGCGACTTAAATCACATGAATCTCCACGCAATCGTGGTAGGAACACTAAGAGTCCTAAGCGATCCGCTAGGACTCGTCAACTCAAAAAAGCGAAAAAACAGTTTCTTGGGAGACTTCAACACAATGATTAGTCAACGCAAACTCGCAAAACTATTTCGGGAACCAGTAAAGAACGCTTCTGAAATCATCGAGGATCAACTAGATCGTTGTGACAAACGGTTTGAGATCCTAGAGGCAGAGAATCGTATGGGTGATGCTAGAGCACTTGCCATGGAATATATGGAGTGGGCAATTACAGAAGAAGGAGACAATTATGGTTTCCTATTCATGGAACGTATTGCTGAGTATTGATCATGTCTAGGTATGAAGTTCTCCTCCGCCGTGAAGGTGGATTGAATAAAACTGTCATCATTGATGACTGTATGAGTGAGCGTGAAGCAATGCACACTGCAGAATCAATGTATGGAATGGAGGCGCTAAGAGCAACCTGGCGTCCTAAAACAAATGTTCAATTTGGTGACAGTAGTAACTGTGACCACCAAAGTCATTCTAGTTCTGGAGGTTCCTCTCTTGATGGTAGTTCTTCCCTTGCTCTGCTACTTCTTGGTTCTATCCTTGTATTTGGCGGAATGGTACTTTCTTTCGTAATGGCACATTGGCCATGGTTTGTTGGTGGTTTCATTGTTATCTTTCTCCTGTGGTTGTGCTCTGAGGACTGATGAAAGATTGGCGAGTCTATTGTGAGACTGCATTCAACGGATTGCGGTCTAATGTACACAACTGGGGAAATCCTAAGTACACACGACCCATCACAAGAATCTATTACTTTGGTGTATTTGATTCTGGTAATCCCAACCCTACAGGATTAATCAGTGAGAATGCACTGCATAACAAATTGAGCGGTAAAAAGACCGTACTTGATCACTGTCTATCACCACAATTCATTTGTAGGATGATACTTGACAACCCAGACACTTATCTGGTAAACTATGAAGAGTTTGAACGGATGTTCTGGTTGTCCTGTCAAACTATTGTTGTCACACAGCAAGAGAATGAAGAACTCTCTTCGCTAACAACAAACGATGAGAGTGGTTACAGGGTTGCTATACCTACCCACCTCAAATATAACCATATTGGCATCAACCTTCTCAAGCGTGAAGAAGGTAAGAAACGATGGAAGGATTCTGTTATGATGAACTCCAACGTAATTGATGCACCTAAAGAACTGTTACAATACGAGCAGCGGTTCCTGATCGGGGCTTGACATCCCCACCCAAATCTGTTAAACTACATCCGTCCTGCAATCGACTGTGATTCTGGGACACAAACAAACCCCTTACGGAGAACTCCTAATGACTAATAACAAAGAATTGTATCCTATCAAGCATTGCCCTAAAGTGCGATCCTTGATTGATACTGTAACTAACTACAGGCACTCTTTTGCCCCAGAAGAGTTTCAGCGCCCTGAAGCCTGGGGAAAGAAAGATAAGAAAGATTATTTCTCTTCGCTCCTGATGAATCGCCTTGAAGGCAACTTTGTGGTTGTTGATCTTCAACTGGCAATCTCAAAACTGAAGAAAATTGCACCAAATGATCGTGCATATGACTTCTTCCAAGGACTGATTGATGAAGGACTTGAGTATATCATTCTCGATGGTAACAACCGATTCAAGTTTCTCACTTCGCTGACGAACAACGAGTGGGAAATTCCTAGGGGTACATATAAGTATGTCGTTGAGGATGACATTCAGACCCTGGTTGTTGGCCCTCATAACAACACATACTCCAAACTCCCCAAACTGGTACAAAAGATCATCGCAGATCGTGATCTTGTGATCAGTGAGTATGTGCAGATCAACTATAAGGGTCTCTCTGAAGTATTCACTAACGTGAATAGCGGAGTTCCTCTGAACAATCAAGAAAAGCGTAACGCATTTGATTCACCTTGGGCTGGATTTGTTCGTAAGATTCGTCACGAAAACGCATCTTTGCTCATCTCTATGTTCGGCACTGATTATCTGCGCCGTCTGAAGTCCGATGAATGGATCGCAGAGTGTTTGAATTTCGTTATTAACGTGACACCAGATAACATCGTGGGTGTTACCCAAACTTCGAAGGATAAACTGTATCTTTCTGATTATGATGACATCGAAGAAGATACCTACCTTGAAGCATTTTCTGAGTTGTCTGACTTCATCAATGCGATGATTAAGGATGAGGATGTAGAACTTTCTAACAAGTCTATTCTTCGTCCCAGCACAGTTATGAACACTTTCTGGATGATGTTCAACGGTATCGAAACTTATGAAGAAGTTGTTAAGGCAATTACTCTTCATGAGGAAGCATATACAGACAGTTCTATTGTGAACGATGAAGGTGATAACTACAAGTGGGCTTGTGGTGGTACTGGTGCTAAGAATAATGAACTCAAGATGCAGGTTCTTACTGCAATTGTTGACAAGGTAACTGCTGGAGTTATGGTTACTCACTGAACCGATAAGTAACGCTGATCATTGGGGGGTTGACGCCCCCCTTTTTTTGTGCCATACTAAAGACATGAAAAACACACACCTCGAACATCCCGAAGATTCTGTACTGCTGGGCAAGCAATCTGTGCAGAATGTTATCAAGTTTCTGCGTGAGCGTAATTCTACTGTCACTGTGAAATGGGACGGTGCTCCTGCTATTGTGTGGGGCACGAATCCTGAGAATGGTAAGTTCTTTGTTGGTACTAAAAGTGTATTCAACAAGGTGAAAGTCAAGATCAATTATACTCATGCCGACATCGAAAAGAATCACGGCACGAACCCTAAAGTTGCTGGGATTCTCCACACTTGTCTCGAAACTTTCCCGAGGATCGAAGGCGTTTATCAAGGTGATTTTATTGGTTTTGGTGGTACGAATACTTTTACTCCCAACACTATCACTTATACTTTCGATTCCATTCCCAATTCTGCTTCTATTGTGTTTGCTTGTCATACTTCTTATGATGGTGACACGATGAAGACTTTGGAAGCAAGTTTCGGAGTTCCGTTCTATCTCAAACATAACTTCATGTCCACTTATTTTGTAAATACTGATGCAACAGTTAGCACCCGTCGTCGTAGAGTTGACTATCTACTTGCTCTTGCAAGTGTGGTTAGTAATTTTGTTAAGTACCCTGATGCAAAAGAAGTAGCAAAACTGCAGATTCTGATTAATAAGTGCATCCGTGATAATCGTCCTGTTGATTGTATCTCTGGCAATTTGTTGCTGCTGTTCAATCTCATCACCAAAGCAAAGGAAATGATCATGGAAGGTTTGGAATCTGTTGAGCAGGTTACTGCTGAGATCGTCTATACTGGCATCGAAGTTATACCTGGCCATGAGGGTTTCGTTATGTCTAACCAGTACGGTGCATTTAAGTTAGTCAAGAGGCAAAAGTTCTCGTTCTACAATTTCACTCTCCCTAAGAACTGGTGACACTGTGCCAGTTGGTCAAACTGTCCACCATTCCCCCCAAACGCCCCGATCCCATGCAATACTATAAAGGTAGTCAAGAGAAGGCAATGCCCGACATCAAATACGAGATGAATTATTCTGATCCTAAGTATCAGGAATACATCTTCAAAGATGGTCAATATATTGGTGAGATCTACGGTGGTGTTCTTGAAGGATTTGAACTCCGTAAAGTGAATGGAATTGCCATTGAAGACAGTGGTGTTACTACTGATCTCGAAACTATCGCATACTTCGATACAGTTTGCGATGCTAAATCTTTTGTTAATCAAGCAGGAGGACTCTAATGTTCACGTTTCTTACTATTGGTGCGGCATGGTTCGCATTTGGTTATTGTGTGACTGATATTTTCCAAACATATCAGGCAAACAAACGAATTGATGAAATTATTAAAGACTTTGAGGAGACTGAAAAATGAACCCTGACACTTACACTTTCGCTGGTGATGCTACCACCTTCCTTGGTCTTATTGGTGTGGTTTCGACTGCTATTATTATGGTTACTGCCTATCGTAGGTACTGGAACTCTCCTTATCGTCGTTGAGAATTAATTATGAACATTGAAGACATGCCGATGACCAATGAGCAATATGCTCACATCAAGAAAGAACTTTACAAACGCAAGAAACTGCGTCAGGCTGTAAAGAACAATGCCAAATCTGCCCGAGGATTTGGTTATGACTATCAACCCATTCAATTCCCCGCAAACTGATTATGATGCAACAAGATAACACTGTCCGTAATGCTAGTATCATTGGTGTTTCGTTTGTTCTCTCTCTGTTTATCATCAATGCTGTAGTTGGTCCTCTCTATAATGTGTGGGCACAATCTCTACAAGGTAAAGCAGAACTTCAGAAAGCAGAATATACTCGTCAGGTAGCAGTGTTGGAAGCACAAGCAAAGAAAGATAGTGCTCAACAACTTGCTGATGCTGAGGTGATTCGTGCTTCTGGTGTTGCTAAAGCAAACCAAATCATCGGCAACTCACTGAAAGATAATCGTGAATATCTTCAGTACCTTTATATCACTGGTCTGGAAGAAGGATCGAACAAAGGTAACGTGACCATCTATGTTCCCACTGAAGGTGGAATGCCTGTACCAACACTTCAGATGAATAAGTGAACTTTATGATTTACAATTAAACTCATAAAATAAGATGATGGGGCAGGGGGTTGACTTCTGCCCTTTCCTCTGCCATACTATAAGAGTCAAACAAAGGAACACACATGTGGGACGAAATTGCTGACATGCCTGGTGAAATCTTCGACATTACTGAATGGAAGGAGATTGAGGCAGAAAATGAAGAGTCTGGATGGGATCTCTTCGGTTTCGATGATCAATCCAACTGAGAACAAATGACTGTTATCAATCAGCAACATTGGGACACTCTTTATACCAAACTCTACGATGCGTATGAACAGTGTTCCAAGAATTATGACGAGACTTACCGACAATTTATTGGTGAGATTCTCGATCACATGATTAACAACAAACCCTATCTCAACATCAAATGACTATCATCAACCAGATCAATCTCACTCAAGATGAAGAGAATTGTATCATGCTGCTGCTCACTGAAGCACGGCAACTTGGATACCCTAGCAAGAAAGAACCATGGTATCCTGTTATTGATAGCATTGTGAGCAAATATACCAAACGAAAGTATCGCAATCAAACTCGATGACTGACAAAGCACGAATCATCTCCAGTTTTGTACTGTGTTTCGCATATGTAATCACCTTATATGTTGATGAGGTGATTGGTGCTCGTTTATACCTTGCAGGCAACATCCTGGCGCTCCCCTACATGGTTCAGAATAAGTGTTGGGACATTGTTGCACTTCTAGCATTCTTCATTGTTGTAGGTCTTCCTAAGGCAATCTCATGAAGTTGTTATTTCACAAGGCCCCCGAAGGTTATCACTATGAACGCACCGATTTTAAGACTAATATTAGTGCAATTTGGATTGTTAATGACAATCACTTTAACTATTGTGGGTGCTCTGGTATTAAGTCGATCTGGGGATTCTACAACACCAAGACCAAACAATTCCACGCACCAGTTAATAGTAAGACAGTGGGAAGTGTAGTTGATCTGAATAAAACTACTGCCTACAGTGCGATGCAAAAGTTAAAAGATAAGTTGACTGAATCAGTCTGATAAGCAACGCTGATGGATCAAGGGGTTGACTTCTGCCCCTTGATCCTTTATTGTATTCACATACCAATCAATTCGTTATGCAACTCCGTCCCCATCAATCCCGTGCTCTCGATGCAATGAATCAGCACAAGATCGGTCAGATCATTGTGCCTACTGGTGGTGGTAAGACTCTTATCATGATCATGAATCTGCTGCAACGTTTTGTGCAGAATCCTGGTCAGGTTGCTGTTGTTGTAGCACCCCGAATCCTGCTGGCAGAGCAACTCTCCGCAGAGTTTCTAGAGTTTATCACCAGTGCCAATGTGTTGCACGTTCATAGTGGTGAAACTCATCACTATTCTTCCACCAAGTCCGAGAAGATTGCGGATTGGGTTACTCAACATGCGGACACTAATCGTATCATCTTCACGACCTACAATTCTCTGGGTCGTGTTGTTGATGCTGGTGTGAATGTCGATGTGGCATACTTCGATGAAGCACACAATTCTACTCAAAAGAATCACTTCATTGCGGTTGCTGCTACTTCGATGTCCGCAGATAGCAAGTATTTCTTTACTGCTACTCCCAAGCATCACAGCAATCCTAATGCTAACGGCATGAACAACGTTGGTATCTACGGCAAGATCATTGAGTCCGTTCGTGCTAAGGAACTGATCGACGGTGGTTGCATCATTCCTCCGCAAGTCTCGACCTACAAAGTAGACATCACCCGTGACAAACGCACTGCTGCAGAGGCAGACCGCAACATGATTGTGGACATTCTCGATAGTCTGGAGCAGGACAATCCTAAGGTGCTCGTTGCTGCTCCCAGCACCAAAGTGATGTGGAATATGCTCTCTAACTCTGACATCCTGAAAGAGTTGGAGGATCGTGGATTTAACATCCTTCACATTACATCTAAGCACGGTGCTTATGTTAATCGTACCAAGGTGAATCGTGAGGTGTTCTTTGACACTCTGACCGAGTGGGGCAAAGATCCTAGCAAGAAATTTGTGCTTCTTCACTATAGCATTCTGTCTGAAGGTATCAACGTTCCTGGTCTGACTACCTGCATCATGTTGCGTCAGATGCCTATCATCGAGATGGCACAGACTGTAGGCCGTGTTATCCGTATGGACAAAGATGATGCCAAGGATATTGCTTCTGGCAAGATTCCTGCTGGTTCTTGTCACCTCTATCGCAAGCAGTTTGGTAGTGTAGTTGTGCCAGTGTTCACCAATTACGGTAGTGCTATTGCCAAACGATTGCAGGGTGTTGTTGATTGCATCTTTGTGCAAGGTCTCCCTGCTATCTCTACCATGACTCGTTGAGTTCTTTACACTTTTCATTTTTTCGGTTTCGGGGGTGTCGGGGATGACCTGATGCCCCTTCTCTGTAGAATTGCAGATTTTTGAGGTTTTGACCCCAGTGGTGGCAAGGGTTCTCAGGCGAGACGCAATCGAGATCAGCAGCGACCCCAGACCCTAGCATCATTCCCCACTGTGACAGTTGCCCAAAGTGTCCACCATTCTCCCCACAGGGCACCGCTGGCCCTTATGATTACAAAGTAATCGGAAATCAAACAAATGCGAGTCGATGTCATCTGTCCTTCAGCACCGTGGGAGAACACTACCACAGACGAGGATCGTGCATATGATCTCGCCTATGATCTCTCTGAAGAGTATCAGTGTGGCGTAGATCTTCGTTATAACGAGACTGGCATCATTTTCACCACTGTGTACGCTTGATCATGAATCTGTATATCATCAACGAAGTTCTGTCTGATTATACCTCTGGCATGGTAGTTATTGCTGCTGAGTCTAAAGAATCTGCCCGTGAGTTCTTTATTGAAAAGTTCAGTGAATATCATGCTGATGAGTTCGATAAGTATGGCAAGTTCACTGTTATCGAAGGTGTGAATCATCCTGCTGGTATTGTAGACTATGTGTACGGTGGTGGTTGATGACTTTAGAGTTTTTACTTGCTGCCATCCTATCAGCCAAGCAGGCAAATATGATCCCAAATCCTGAATATGTGGATCGGTATTGTGCCATGCTAGTTGGCATCCCATACGCATCTGACAACTTTGATGATAGCGAATGGGAGCAATTTAAGGTATGCAGAGAAGTTATGGGTGAGAGTTAGACTCATAAGCAACACTGATCAGAAAACGCTTGACTTTCCCCCTGATCCCTGCCATACTAAGTTCATCAACCAAAGGGAACACATGACCCGACAGTTTCACAACATGAGCATCGAAGATCGTGAGATGTTTGCTTATAATTCCTACCGTGAAAAGCAACGTGCTGAGATTGATCGAATCAATGCACATCCCGAGCAACGGATGAAGTATTGCTTCGAGTTTATTGTTGGTGCTGATGAACAAACCCGTAAAAAGTGTTTCGATAAAATTGCAGAATACTCTGCACAACTTGACTGGTCTGAAGCACACTTCTGATTCCTGATTCACTCTTACTCTGCCAAACAAATGTACACTCTCATCACATTCGGTTCTGATAAACAACTCGCAACGAGTTGGTGGAACTCTCGGACCAAACATGACACGCAGCGTAGTGCTGAACGTGCTGGTCTTAGTTGTCTTCCAATCGCAGGCACTTTCGGTTACGTTGTTGTAAAGGAGTTTGGTGAAACTTCCTGGGTTGTTGTAGATGAGATGATGCCCCCAAACACATCAGTTTGGTTTGAGAATGACCAGTTTCATGTTCAACCTGCCCGTAAACTTGCACTCGTCTGATGAACTCTAATCTCTCAAAGATTAAACCCAAGCTGAGAACAACTGGTCGTGTCTCAGGTAACTTCGGCAAGAACAAAGTGCAGGCAGGATCTACACTTAACGAGATCGGAGTTAGCAAGG